TGGCGTATAACTAGCAGTAATCTTGTTACTACCTACTGCCAATGCACCTGTTAATGTACCACCTGCTAATGGTAAGAATGTATCTGTTGTATACTTTTTAGTTGCTGCATCTTGATTAGCTGTTGGATCACCCAAGCCTGTAATCTTAGCTGTACCCATAGCTATAGCACCACTCATTGTGCCACCTGCTAATGGCAACTTGGTTGCTATACTTGTTGTGATTGTGTTGGCAAAGTCTGCATCGTCACCTAGTGCTGCAGCCAATTCGTTCAAAGTATTCAATGTTCCAGGTGCTGAGTCTACAAGCCCTGCTACCTCTGTATCAACATATAATTTTGTTGCTGCGTCTAAATCAGAACTAGGTGCTGTAAGATTAGTAATCGTTGCAGATGTACCTGCGTTCATGTTTAGAGTGCCATTAATGGTCACGTTAGTAAATGATGATGTGCCTGAACCTGCAGTTACGTTACCTGTTAAATCACCTGTTACGTCACCAGTAACATCACCTGTTACGTTTCCTGTAACGTTACCTGTAATGTTTCCAACAAAGTTTGAACTTGCTGTAACTGTTGTACCTGTTATGGCTGCAGGTGTACTACCCCCAATAACAGCAGCATCAATAGTACCACCATTAATATCAACAGTCGCCAGTGTCGCCTGACCAGATGTAGAAAGAGTTGTAAAGCTACCTGACGCAGCACTAGAAGCACCAATTGTTGTGCCATCCACAGCACCCCCATTAATATCGACTGTAGCATGTGTTGATGTTCCTGTGCTTGTTAAGTCTGTAAATGTACCTGCACCTGCAGAAGACCCACCAATAGTAACACCATCTATTGCTCCACCATTAATGTCTGCAGTTGTTATCGTAGTAGTGCCTGAAGCTGTAAGATCTGTAAACGTACCTGCTGCTGCAGTACTAGCACCAATGGTAGTATTATCCATAGCACCTGAGTTAATATCAGCAGAGGTAATAGTTGCTGTTCCTGTAAGAGCAGATGTACCTGTAACAGCAAAAGTGCCACCTACAGTAGCATTACTAGAAGCAGCTAGTGTTGTAAAACTACCTGCTGCTGCAGTGTTTCCACCTATTACTGTGCCATCAATTGTACCACCAGTAATAACAACAGAATCAATGTAACCTACACCATCAATGTACAAGTCCTTAAACTCTAATCCTGATGCACCAAGATCTATATCATCGTCAGCTACAGGTTTAAGAACACCATCCTCTAATCTAATTTGTTCTACAGCAGAAGAAGATACCTCAGTAAAAAAACTAATTCTGTTATTTGATGTATCTACAACAACTTTGTTTAAAGCATCAGCATCAGCTATTCGAGGAACATTAGCCCCCTCACCTGTACTGCCATCATGTTTGTGTCCACTTGCTGCAGCAAAGGCATCTCGCAAAGCATTGTATTCTGCGTTTACTGGTGCAGCTTTAATGACTGCATTAGCAATAATGTCAGCTACTGATTGTCTTGTATAACCTGCCATTTAAAGTCTATCCCCCACGCCAAACGTCACAACTAAGCCTTGTATACTGTGTGAAGCATTTGAATCATTAGTAACATATTTATAAGAAACTGATTTACCTGAACCTGAAATATTTGTACGTTGTACTGGTGATGGATTACCATCAAAAATAGCTGTGCTATTATATGCAGCTTCATTGTAGTATGCTGCAGCACCCTCAGTGCTTAACGTAAAGTTTGTTGGACTTAACGAATCTGGATCTTCGTAGTCGTACACTACAGACATCACAATCTCGTTATCTCCCTCAGAACGTAAGTAAGTTGCTACAGTATAAAATATTTTTCTTTGTTCTGGATCTTGCATATAAAGAAAAGGGGTCTGATAAACACTAAAGATATTTGTTCCATCAAAGTCATTTCCCTGTTCTTGTCTGTGAACTTTACCTGTACTATCTCCATGAATTACAAATTCATTTTGACCTATATATCCACTATCAGATGCAGTAGCTGATATACCTAGTAACTGGGCATACTCAAACTGTAATCCATTTGGTGTTTGTCTAAAACCACCTACGATACCTTGAGAATCTGCAGCAGCAAAGAAGTACCTGAACTGTGTCTTTGATCTAATTACAACTGCATTTAAACCTTCAAGGTCAATATCAAAAACAATATCTGTGAAGATAGATTGAATGTTTTTAGAAACTGTTTCTAGGTTTACGTCACCAATCTTTGCTGTACCTGAAATAGGACGTAGACCATCTTGTGATAAGAATAGTAAGTCACCACCAATCTCTATAACACTGTCTGATGCTAGACATCCAAGATCGTCTGTAACTTCTTTTAAAACAAAGTTAGCTGCAGAAGTTCCCTCTAATCTTTTGATATGAGTTGTACCAAAAATGTAAAGTTGATCTCTGAAAGTTTTTATAGCTACTACAGGAAACCCTACATTTATTACACCTGCTCCACTGGCTGAAGCAAAGTTTGTTTCTGCTAATGGAGCACTAAAGTAAAGATTTGTTTTTTCTGCAGGATCACCTGCTAAAAATAAATGATTTTGAAATATTGCAGAAAACTTAGGATCTGTAGGGGCATCTGAATGTGTAATCTGAGTATAGGTTGAACCATCATAAGTAGCTGCAGGATTAATACCATCTGTTAAAACAATTTTTTGTGTACCAAAGTTAAACTTTGTAAATCTGACTTTAGATACACCTACCATTGTAGGTGAGCCTGAAGTAGTTATAGCATCCCAGGCTGAACTAGAGTTATTCCATTTATGTAAATAATTATTACCTGATGAAGGTTTACGAGCAGCTAGGATGCCATCGTTAATTCCATCAACTACTGCTACACCTAAAACGTTACCTGTTCCTGTTACTGTGCCATAGTCATTAGAAAAACCATTTATCTTTCTGTAACCACCTGTAACAGCAGGTTCATAATTAATAAGTGTAATTGCAGAGCCAGGCGCAGTCTCACCCTGAGATAAAACATCACGACTAGTATTCAACCCACCCTGAGCAAATACTTTAAAAGAGGCAAGATTGTCTGCCATTAGAGGACTCTACCTAGAACCTGGTTAGAAGAATTAACTCTATCAACTACTGTTGATCGTATTCTTAATGGTTCATCAACAAGTAGTCTTCTCATTGACTTAATACCATTCTCAAAATTCTGTTGATGCATTGCAGCACTCTGTTCGTTAGACCTAAATCTCATCATGTACATCATCGCACCATCAATAAGAACATGTTTAAATCTATCTGGTACAATTGCTGTATCACTAAAAGCAGATAAGTCTGCAGGAAATTTATAATAAATATATTCTATTTCGTAGGCTTGATCTGGGATAGGAGTAACCCCAAACTTTGCCTCATCAGTCTGATATATTAAGGTTGGTGCAGATATTCCTGTTTGATCCCCTGTATCATCAAAGTGTCTGTACCTTTGAATGTACTCTTCATAACTAATTGCAGGAAGAGACATAGGACTATTATCTACAGATGTTAGCTTCTTAATATAAAACGTTTGCCAGTCTGCCCTAGAATAATCAGCAGGAAAATCATACTGTCTAGTTCCTGCTACTAGGGTCTGTGTATTTGTTGTTTTTAAAAAAGGCCACTCTTGGCCTGTCTGTAAGATACTTCTAATGGAGTTGTTTACTGCATCCTTAGCTAATGCTTGAACATTACGTACTGCTCCAAAGCCATCTCCTGCTGTATCAAGAGTAACTTCATTTAACCTACGTAGTAATTCGTTAACTAAAGTAACGTATGTAGCCATTACAAAAATCCTTCAGATAAGCTAAAGGGGCAAGTAGCCCTGCCCCTAAAGTTTTATTTATGCTAGTAGATCACGATCTACATCAACTGGTCTTACTCGACCAGAGATACCTGTATCTAAACAACCTGCGACAACACGAATGCGTCCAGATGTAACATCTGCAGAAGCAGCAATTAACTTAACGTCAACTGTGTCTGTAGTTGTTACGTGTTGTGTAAATGTCAGAGTACCTGAAGTAGTCATAGCAGAACCATTAGTACCTGATGCTAACCAACCAACTGAGTCGATAGCGCCACCATCAACAATGTCATCGCCTTCAGCAAAGTCAATGTCAACAGTTGGAGATGAGCCATTGGCAGCAGCTTCAACATAAGCACCTGCAAATAACACCATAGTGTCAGCAGGAATCTCTAGTAGTTGAAAGATGTCACCATTAGCAGCAGTCCAACCTGCAGCAGTCATCTTGTCAAAGTCAAGTACAGCCTCTCGAATGTACATGCCATTTGATTGGAAACGTGATCGTGCTTCAGCAATACTGTCAGAATTAACTCCAGTAGTTGCTTTTGCTGTCATATCATAAGTAGCCATAAATCAATCCTCCCTTAAGCTGCGTTATATTTAGCAGTGACGATTGCTTCTGGACGTAGAATCTTGCGACCATAAAGGTGCATTCCTCTAACAATGTCAGCAAAGCTATCTGGATCACGATATGTTTCAGTCTTACTGATCTGCTCTGCAGTTGCTACTGCTGAGTCATGACCACCAACAATAACACCAAAGTTACTGTTTTGGTTGGCAGAACCTGATGTTCCAGAACCTGTGCCTACTGCAGGAAGATTCGAGGAAACATACATTCTGAAACCATGCATGTTGTTCAGTACTAGACCATTACGTAGTGCGCCTGATTCACCATAATCTGCGTTCAAGAATCGAGAGTCTTCGTCAGACAAGATTTCCATGAACACAGGGTCAACCACGAGCCATCTACCTTGTGAGTCAACTTGCTGCTGATCCATCAAACGTTTCATGCGTGAAATAATCATCGCAGGAGAAACAGTTGCTGTTGGCAGTGCTGTTGCACCAGGTAGACGTGCTGCTACTGGGATCGAATGATCTCCTGCAGAGCTAGTTGTGATGTTGCCAAATGAATCTTTGCGTAGTTTCATTGATGTCAACAATTCGTCAGAACCTGCAGTTGAAACTGCTTTAGTTCCATTCACTACGTCATTCACTGCACCTGCTTTTGAGTGTAGAGCAGACTGTTTAAAACCTGACAGATAACCAAGAACTTCTTGGTCATGCTGATCAGCTAAACGATATGCTGCACGATCAGTTGCAAGTTGCATGAAATTCGCATGTGAATGCGCCTCTTCGATGTCATCGATCTTAAAGGCATAGTAGTTGGCCTTATCTACGACTAAAGAGAAGTCTTCAT